GGATGCACTAATTATCCCCCATATAATCTTGTAAGTGTTAGCAACCATGAGTCCAGATTAGAGGTTGCACTTGCAGGGTTCAAGAGAAAAGATGTAAGTGTATATACAGAATATGGTAAACTTATAATTAAAGGTGAGAAGGAAGAGAAAAAAGAACCTGAGACTTATGCTCACAGGGGATTAGCACAACGTTCTTTTACAAGAACTTGGACACTCTCTGACGATACAAAAGTAGAAGATGTAAAATTTGAGGATGGAATGCTTACTATTAAATTAGCAAAGGTAGTTCCTGATCATCATGCGAAAAAAGATTACCTTTAATGCCATGAAAATCACTACACCGTTTACCGTAATTAAAAATGCAGTCAGTGACATCAAAAGAGTAAAGAAAGAGAAGGATTGCAAAAAAGTAGTTTTATGATATAATAGAATTAACTATTGTTATGTAATGGATTATAAAACTGCAGGAGTTGACATTGAAGCAGGAAACTCTTTCGTAAATAAAATCAAAGACACCGTTATGTCCACCCATCGACCAGAAGTCATGGGTGGATTTGGTGGTTTTAATGGTGCAATTAAAATACCACCTCAGTATAAAAATCCAGTATTAGTATCAGGTACCGATGGTGTTGGAACTAAACTCTCACTTGCCCATATATGGGATATCCATGAAAATGTGGGTAAAGATTTAGTTGCGATGTGTGTGAATGATGTAATCACAAGTGGGGCAGAACCATTATATTTTTTAGATTACATCGCTACTGGTAAATTAGATCCAGATAAGTTAGGGCAAGTTGTTGAAGGTATATCTAACGCTTGTATTGAAGCAGGTTGTTCTCTTCTAGGTGGAGAAACTGCAGAGATGAATATAATGTACACTGATTTAGAATACGATTTAGCAGGATTTTGTACTGGTGTTGTAGAAGAAGAAAATTTTATTACAGGTGCAACTATTGCTCAAGGAGATGTAATTATAGGTATTGAAAGTAATGGTCTTCATAGTAATGGATTTACTTTAATAAATGAAATGTTATGGAGACATCAATTAGCTTATAGAGATGTATCTGAGATTGGTGATCCAACTTACATCTATGCAAAAGTTGTAAGAGAAATATTAAATAATTTTGATCGTGTAAAAGGAATGGCACATATAACTGGTGGAGGTTTAGTTGAGAATGTACCTCGTATCATACCAAAGGGTTTGGGTGCTCGTATAAATTATGATGCTTGGCCATTACCAAAAATATTTTATAAAATTATGATGGCAGGTGAAATACCACCAGAAGAAATGAAAAGAGTATTTAATCTAGGTATTGGATATTGTTTAGTAGTAAATCCAGATGATCAAGAATATGTTCGTGACTTAATTAAAGCTTGTGGATTTAAATCTTGGACAATTGGTGATATTGTGGTATAATGATTAAAGGAGAAAAAAATTATGTCTATTAAATTAACACTTTTAAAAACTGGTGAAACTATTATCTCAGATATGCAAGAATTAGTTGAGGATCAAAAACAAAAAGCACCTCATGCTTATCTTCTCAATCATCCTCATAAAATTATTACAAGGGATAAAGATTTTTTAACTGAAGAGGAGTTAAATAATAAAACATATGGTATAAATGTTTTAATGACACCTTGGATTGTTTTATCAAGCGATAAACAAATATTAATTCCAGTAGATGCTGTTTTGGCAATTGTTGAACCAATTGATGCTATTAGAAAAATGTTTACGGAAAAACAAGAAGTTAAAAAAGAGGAGGAAAATTTAAATGAGTAAAGATATAAAATGCATATTAGTTGAAGTTGATAAACTTTTAATTAGTGAGATTGAAGAGGTTGATGCTGAACTTGGAAATCCCAATTGTAAATTAACTAATCCAGTTGTGTTTGAATCCCTTGAGAGGATGAAACCATTAGTGGAAGCTTCTAATGATACTGTTTTTATGATAAGATCAGAGGATATACTTACAATCGCAGATCCTACACAAGAAGTAATTGACAAATATATTGAACTCACTAAATGAATAGTGATACTCTCATCGCTAGAGGTAGATTAACAAAATCAAATTCTCTTGATCTACCAATTGAATGGAAGGATATTATTGATCCTGATAGTGTGACGGTGCATCTTACACAGATTCGTACATCACAAGATTTAATTGTCTATGATTATATTTTCTTTGAGAATAAAATATTTGTAAGGTCTGGACTTGGAACTGATACTGTGATAGACTGTTATTATACTGTTTTCGCTGATAGGAAGAAGGAATGAGATTTTATACAAACGTACAAATGGTTGGTGATAATTTTCTTGTTCGTGGTTACGAAGATGGTAAACATTTTGCGACCCGTGAAAAGTTTTATCCAACTCTTTTTGTTGATTCAAAACGCAAATCAAAATATAAAACTCTTGATGGTAAGTACGTAGAATCAGTTGAACCTGGTTCTGTAAGAGATTGTCGTGAGTTTATTAAAAAGTATAATGAGATTGAGAACTTTAATATTTACGGGAATGAAAGATTTATCTATCAATACATATCTGATAAGTATCCAGAGATTGAAGTTAAGTTTGATATTGAAAAGATTAAATTAACCACAATTGATATTGAGGTTGCATCAGAAAATGGTTTCCCTGATGTAGAATCATGTGCCGAAGAAATATTGTTGATTACTTTACAGGACTATACTACAAAACAGATTCGTACTTGGGGTCGTGGTGGTTTTAATAATAAACAAGAAAATGTAATCTATAAAGGATTTGATACGGAGTATCAACTTCTAAGTGACTTTATTAACTGGTGGATGATTGAAGAAAATACTCCTGAAGTTATCACAGGTTGGAACAGTAAGTTATATGATATTCCATATCTTTGTCGTCGTATTGACCGTATACTTGGTGAGAAACTCAAGAAAAGAATGTCACCTTGGGGATTAGTAACAGAAGAAGAAACATATATTGCAGGTCGTAAGCATATATCATATGATATTGGTGGTGTATCGCAGTTAGATTATCTTGACCTATACAAGAAATTTACATACAAAGCACAAGAGTCATATCGTTTGGATTATATTGCAAGCGTTGAACTTGGACAGAAGAAACTCGATCACAGTGAGTTTGATACATTCAAGGACTTCTATACAAAAGGTTGGCAGAAGTTTGTAGAATACAACATCATTGACGTAGAACTGGTTGACCGTCTTGAGGACAAGATGAAATTAATCGAACTCGCATTGACGATGGCATACGATGCAAAGGTCAATTATGAAGATGTGTTTTATCAAGTGCGAATGTGGGATACGATTATCTATAACTACTTAAAGAGAAGAAACATTGTTATTCCTCCAAAGAATCGCAGTGGTAAGAATGAAAAATACGCAGGTGCATATGTCAAAGAACCGATTCCTGGAAAGTATGATTGGGTGGTTAGTTTTGACCTTAATAGTCTATACCCT